CGGTTCAGCGGCTGCTTTATGGGAAAAAGCTGTTATTGGTAGTAACGGAACAACTGATTATACTGGGAACTCTTCAAATGCTGCTGATTTAACTGATGCAGGTATTAGAGCAATGATCCTAACATTGGATAATGCTGATGTTCCTATGGATAATCGTTCACTTGTAGTTCCTCCTATTGCTTCAAACGATATGTTAGGTATTGCTCGTTTTACGGAGCAAGCATATATTGGGGACGGAAATGCAATTAAAACTGGTAAAATAGGTTCCATCTATGGAATTGATGTTTACGTCAGTAGTAATTGTCCTTCTATCAATAGTAATGCACAACGAGTAGGAGCAATGTTTCATAAAGACGCTATTGGTCTTGTTGAGCAAATGGGTGTTCGTTCGCAAACTCAATATAAACAGGAATATCTTGGTGACCTGTTTACCTCTGATACTATTTATGGTATTGGTGAAATGAGAAATGATGGCGGCGTAGCATTTGTTGTACCTGCTACTTAAGTAACTCTAAGGTTTCCCTAGGGTTTTTAACTCTAGGGAAACTTAGTTACTAATGAGAAAGATAATGAAAAAACAATTTTTACTTCTTTTTATATTATTATTACCTGTCTTTTGTCAAGTTAAAATTCCGTTTGAATCGATTAATGTTAAAGCACAGGAAACTCAATTAGTAGGTTTAATTATTGCCTCGTGTGTAACTTTAGATTCCGTAAAACAAATAGCAAAAGCAGATGAAACATCAAAAGAAAAAGCGGTTCAATTATTCTTAGGTTTTGAAACATTGGGAATTTGTGGTCGTTATCCAACTCCACGTTTAGCACCCTTAGAGAAAAAAATATTAACTTATATAGATTATTCTAAAAATACAATTGAATTATGGAAAATTAAAGATTTAGATTTATGGTCTCTTGTTGATCCTAGAAGAATAGAAATAATTACTATTAAAAAAAATAATTTAAAAACAAATTCAGGACACAAAATATAATGCCAACATTTAATTATCTCTGTACTTGTGCATCTTGTAATCATATACAAGAAGAATTTAGATTATTTTCTGAACGAACTAATTCTACTAATTGTAAAAAATGTGGGACAGAATCAATTCAAACAGTTTCTAAGCCATTAATATTATTTGATGGGTCTAACCCAGATAATATAGCGGCACATGATAGATGGGTTAAACACCATGAACAAAAAGGTAATGGAGTTAGAACTCAATGAAAACCTTATCTATGGAAGACCTTCTTTCAAATAGTAGTTACGATTTAGAATTGGAAAAAATAAAAAATAAAATCAATACTCTTTATTTGAATATGATTACAAAAATTTTTAAAGCTTCAAACCCAGGAGCTTCCGAAATATCTTTACAGGAATTTTTAGAGGAAAATAAAATAGAGTTTGGTGAAACGGAAACATTTCAGGAAGAAGCTGACGAATTAGAAAGTATGTTAGATAAGCTACTTAATTCCGAAGAACTTGATTCAGTAGTAGATAGGGATTATCAACCCCCTTCTGTAGAATCCGGTAAAGAGTTAAAAAATAAAACACATGATGTTCCAAAAGACTTTAAAACAAAACCTTTACCAGTTCCGTCCGAAGGTTTGTTTTCCATTAAGGAAACAAGAACTTTACCAAAAACAAAATCTTTAAAAACTCCTACAGGTACAATAAAAAGAGTTAGTACGGATATGCCAAAAGTCACTAAAAAATCTCTTGCTGTTGTTTGGGATGCGGAAAGACAAAAATTACTTGATTTAGTTAAAAAACGAAATAAAGAATATGGAGTTATTTTATAACATGAAACCAATTAAAAATAGAACGGCAGGAAAATTTGTTAAAAATCCTCCTAAGAAAAAAATTACAAAGAAAACTAGAAAAAGAAATCTTGCTCGTTGGCATGTAGAAAGAAGAGTTAGTGGGCTTGTTTAATAATGAAAAGAGGAAAAATAAAACCATTGATTAAACCGTTTCCAAAAGAAAAACAGCTTAGATGGAAACAACAAGAAGCATTTATGAAGTTAAGTAATTTTAATCAATATAATAAACAACCTTATTTATATGGCGATAGTAGAGCAATTTATGGTAAAGCAAAATATTCATCCCAATCATAAACATTAAGAGGATATCATGGGCGATTATACAATAGCAGTTTCTTGGTCTGGAAAAGATGGTTTAGCGGATTCTGATAGTGCAAAAGTTATTTCCGGAGGAGATTTTAATACGGAATTTACAGCGGTACGAACTGCTGTTAACTCAAAATTAGATATAGCAGATAATTTATCTGATATAAATAGTGCATCAACAGCTAGAACAAATTTAGGTTTACCTGCTAATGTTGCAAGTACTAGTGTAGAGCAAACATGGACAAAGCAACAACGTCCATTAACCGCTGCTTTAACATTTAATGCTACACAGACTTGGGATTGTGATGTAGCACAAGACGCAACTTTAACTTTAGCTGGTAATATAACAGGATTTAGCGCTCCTACAAATCAAGTTGCAGGTTCTTATTACACTTTAAG